TTTTGCCAGTTGTGACCTGAAGGCCAAGCGTTGCCGAATAGCTTGGCATGTTGAGTACAGTAGGCTGCGTTGCATGCCGCCCGTTACCGCTTTTATCACGCCACTCGCTCACATTGTTCGACCCGTCCAGCGTCACGGTCGATGCGTCGGCAGCGTCCAGCCAGAGAGCGAGGCCGGGGATGCTCGTTGGCGAAAATGACGTTGACTGAAGGATGAGATCGCGAAGTGCAGGGTTCATTCGATGATGTTCAGCGTCGTGTTGGTTGCGTTGGCTTTTGCGTACGTGGCCTTACCGACGGGCAAGTATATTGCCGTTCCGCTGGCGACGTTGGCTGTCACATTCGCGCTGGCAGGGCTTGGCACGTCGGCTAGGATGATATCGACGGCTGGCGTGCAGCGAGCCAGCGACTCGCCTGCGTGAATTTCGGTGTATGTGGCGTTGTTAATGGCTACCTGTTTCATGGCCCGGATAGGATCCTTTTCACGTCGGCGATTTTGTTCGTGAGGCTAAGCTTGATGTGCGGCCTGTTCATACCGAGTTCAAGGTAGGCCCCGTACTTGACGCCCGGCCCGATCCGCGCGGTAAGCGTTGCCGGGTTGCGCTCCACGGCGATGGACTGCGACAATTGCCCCGTTTGCTTATAGGGACTTTCGCCCGGCTTGGATCGCCGTACACCGTATTTAAGCCGCTTCGCACGCTTGCCCGTCGCACGGTTGCGGATGCTGGCCATCGACGCGCCATCGACTAACGTCGTCAGGCGGATCATTTCCTGCTGCACGGTGATCGCAGCCGCATCGACGCGACGCATGAAGACGTCACGTTCAAGCCGCTTCACCTCCGCTTGGTTAATGACGACGCGATCGAGCCTCATGCCTGCACCTCCCTGCACAGGATGCGCACCACACGACCAAATCCGGCCGAATCTAGCTCGCTGTCCACGTCGAACCGTCGGCCATCGATCCGCACTTGCCAGCCCGGACCAAGCCCAAGGCGTGGCCCTTCGATCTGGATCGCATGGGTTAGAATCAGCCCATCGCGGCCAAGCGTTTCGCCCCGGTCAGGCGATAACGGCACGGGTTGCGAGCATGAAACCGTGAACACGGCTGCCCCGAAGATATCGCCTGCAACGGCAGCCCCGGCCCCGCGCGTTTCGTCGGCCTGGTGGATCGTGCAAGATGCTGTGAGGAAGTCGGTGTATGCCACTGTTTCACCCGATGACGTGTTTGCCGGGTCTTCGGTAGGGTGCAAGCAAAGCCAGCCCCGCACGACCGAAGCACGCGAACCGCCCGCCCGTCACTATATCACGATTGCCCCGCGTGTAGCTGTATTGGCCCGCGAATGACTCAGATTGCATTGTCGGGTCACTATCAAACTCACGGGCCATGTTGACGACACCCGTCACGACCGCTTGCTTGATGTCGTCAGGGATCGTGAGATAGCCGCCCGTGTAAGTCACGACGATATTTCCGGCCCCTTCCGGGAACCACGGCGCAAAGTTGGGGCTTCCTTGCCCCGTGCCACGACGCACACGTCCTGTACCGCTGTCATGGACGAAATCCGTGATCTCGTAGCCGTTGACGAAAATGGAGTCAATCTGGACAACCGGCGTGCATTGAAGGAAAATTTCAGGCCACGCCCCGCCGTCGTGGTACTCAACACGTCCGACCTGAATTGACAGCGGCCTGCGGCAGTAGCTTTCCGCCAATGCCGAGGCCGATGTAATGAGCCGAGCCGCGTCGCTCCGAGTCTGAAGCGCGGTGGGCAGGTCCGTGATTTCGATGAGATCGGCCACGGGCCTGCCCCTTTGCTTACTTAGATCCGAGCGTAGTCACCCTTGGCCGCAGCCGCTTGCGTGGTGTCCGCCGTATAGGCCAGCGGGTTTCGCAAGATTAGCTGTGCCAGAATGCCATCGACCACGGCGTTTGCCGTGCCCCGATTGATGACTGCCCTTACGTAGCGGACTTTGGGCTTGTACACCTCCACAACCGCGACTTTGTTCGTGTCGGTGTCGGCAAGGTTGGCCGTCTGAATGACAGCGTTCGTGCTGCTATCTTTCAGGTCTGCAACGTCGGCCTGGTTGGCCAGGCACGCGCCTTGCAGCTTTACCGACGTGACTTGGTTTGCCGTGAGCGTCCCAAACATGGCGATAAAACGCACCCCATCGGCGTTCGTTACATCAACCCATGCGGAGTTGACGGCAGTCGTGCCAGCCGAGACCGCGTTAGATACGCGGACTGGCTTTACACTGGTCGCTAACTGATATCCGGTAGGCATCGCAAACAGTCCTTTCTATCAGCTAGAGACCTTTTGAGCGCGGAACTTGTACGGCTCCACCAAGTCGCCACCGTAGCGAAGCTTGGCCACAACTTCCGTCATGTTTTCCTTGGCGCGCGTTTGGTCAAGAATCTGAATCGAAATGTTCGAGCGGGTCAGGCTGACGTAGCCCGAAAAATCGCCGAACAGGATTGGGAAGTTGCTTGAACCGACCGAAGGCATCCACTCCGACCAAACAACCGGGAAGCCTTCAAGGGTAGCACCCGATGGTCCGACCAGCGAGCCGCCGTTAGGACTGCCCGGATTTCCGAACACGCGGTCCCCGTTGGCCGTTCTCAGGCTGGCAATGGTTTTGCCCGCCTTGGTTCGCCCCATCAGGATCGTTGCCGGTTCGATGTACTGTTCCGGGAGACTCCAGAGAAGGTTCGACAGGCCCGTGTCCGTGAGCGTGGAAGCCGCCCCGGAGTTGACTGAGCTAATCTTGAAGTTGCCATACGACGTCGCGTCGATGTAGTTCAAGATGCCCACCGGACAGCCGATTCCATCGCCGTTCAGGATGTCGTTGTCCCGGTCCACCTGAGCGGATTTGGACAACTCATCTTGGAACCATCCCATCAGGTCGAAGGAGGCGTCCTCAAGAAGGTCATTCTCAATTTGGCCTACCATCATCATAGTGTGGACCTGGATTTTAACCGGCGCGAAGTAGCTGTCGCCCGTCGCCATGACATCGGCTTCGGTGCTGCTAATCGGCTTCGATCCGGTCTTGATCCGGCGGAATTTGTTACTGTACAGGTCATCCGTATCGTAAGCGTTTCTGTACATCTGGATCGAATCGCGTGAGGTGTTGATCTCACGAACAATCCCGGCTACCCGCGTCGGCGTGGTCAGCCGCCCCACGATTTCGTTGAGGATGTCCACGGGAGCCAAAATGGCGCCGCGTTCGTCCGCCCCGGAATCGATGGCCCGCCGCTCCATGTCGTTAAGAGCCGATCGGCCATAACGCAGGGCTTTTTCGGCCGCGTTTCGGTATTCACGCAGCTTTTTTTGATCGTAGCCGCCGATGGCTTCAAACTTGCGTTCGCCAAACTCGCGTTCGAACGAACTGTAACGACGCAAGGCCGCCACATCGACGATTTCCTCCTCGGTCTGCACCGCACCGATGCGGGTCAGGCCACGGCTTGATGGCGTAGCAATCGCGGGGTTGCGTTCCGAGCGTGCCGCGACGGCTTCCATTTGTCGAAACTCATCGACGGATTGAGCCGTGCGGAAAGCTTCGATCTTCTTTGCGATTCCGGCGATTTCCGGCGTGATTTTGCGCAGCTCGGCCCGATCGGAGGCAGAGCTACGCCCTGAATCAATTTTGTCCACAAGGTCACGCGCGCGGGCTTGCTTTTCCGTAAGGTCAGCGACCCATCGGGCATATTCGCGGTTAGGTTCCATTAACGCCCCTCCTTTAGGGCCGCTTCAAGTTCAAGGTCCGTGAGCAGGTGTTCGGCCATGAGCAGCGCGCTCATTGCTTCCGCCTCCTCGTCATCTTCCATGCCCTCATCGGGCTTGGTTTCATCGGGCATCGTGGTTTTTTTGGGCTTGCCGCAAGCCTTTTTTTCCTTTGCCATTTCCTTTACGACGCCCTTGATAGCATCGGCAAAACGACTAACGATGGCGTCGATATCGGCTTCGTCCACCGTGTCTTCGTTTTCATCGTCTGGCGTGCCTTCTGGCATTTCGCCAGGCACCATTTTTTCGGCGTCTTTCGGCTTGTCATCGCCGTAGTCATCGCCGCGAGTCGCAAAGCCGAAAATGTTTCGAAGCATCGATCGAACTCCAGAAATCCGGGCGGCCGGGTTGGCCCCCCTCATGCAAATTGCGGCTTCTTCAACCGTGACATCGGTCAGGACTCTTGCACCGTCACGGGCACGAGCCATGTCAGCATCCGTTGGCTGATAGCCGTTGGCTTGCCAGTACGCAGCCAGTTCGTCCGGTCCTAGCTGCTTTTCTTCGTTCACGTAGAAGCCGATCGACATCTGTTTGATGACGCCCCGCCGCATGCCAGCCAGCACGGATGCACCGTCGAACATGTCTTCATAGATTTCGCCTTCAACCATCAGCCCTTCCGGCGTGATCGTGGCTTTCGTGGGCTTGCCGATCGGCCTGTCCCAGCGGTGTTCGTAGGTTAGAAAGCCTTCGCTGAGGAAGTGGTCAAGCGAGCGGTCGAAAGCTTTCGGATCGATCAGGCTGCCGTAACTGTCCACGTTGAGGAAATTCGACGCCAAACCAACAAACGTGCCGCCGCTCTTGCCGACGGATCGGACTTCGAATCGGCAGTCGCGGTGAATCAGCTTGCGTTCGGTCGTCGGCATATCAGGCCCCTTGCTTCTCCTTCTGGACTATCGAACGCACGGAGTTTTTGACTTTTTCGCGGTATTGAGCGTAGAGCGTCAGCAGGTTGCCAGTGCCGCGAATGCGGTTCTGCCACTTGGTAACGCTTTCGATATCGTCGAAGTCGATTTGGCTGTAGTGGAAGAGTCGCAGCGGCACGCCATCGATAAGCCATCGGCCAGAAACTTGCTCAATCTGCTCCGGCGTGTCCAGACGCCACCAGGCCGCGTTAATGCCCGGATCGCGGCAGATATGCACCTTGTCAACAAAGTCGGCTACGAAGCGAAGCCAGCCTTGCTCAGCGTAGCGGCCTTCATTGGGTGCTTGCTCGGGTGCGTCAACGGAAATTTCAAGCCACCAGTCCACAAAATTACGCGCGGCTTTGCGGTTCGACCACCCGTTAAATCCGGCGTTGTAATTGCCAAACAAAGCGAAGTTTTCCATCGCCATCCATTTTCCATCGCGTGGCGTTGGCGTGAGCCGGTGCGGCGTCACGATGGCGTCATGCGTGGCCAGTGTGTCGAAAAGGTCGTCTAGCGGTGCGAAGACTTCCATATCGGCATCGAACATGAGGATTTGCTCATGCCCGATTTCCTGCATGCGTTGAATCAGCATGCAGCGGTTGAAGCCCGTCATCACGCCATTTTTGAGAAATTGCTTCGTTCGGTACTTTGGGTCGAAATCGTCCCACGTTAGGATTCGCAAACCGACGGGAATCGTCACCTCTGCCAGCCTTGCCGGATCGCTTAGAAAAAACAGATAGCACGCGATATCGCTTTCGTGATGCCGTTGGAATGATTCCAGCGACACGAGGAATTGATCCCACCGTTCAACCGACGATGCCCACCCGGCTGCCTTAATCGTTGGGTTCCACGCTTTGGCAGGCTCCCAAGGCAACCGGCCGCCAAGCCGCTCCCGCATGCGTTGATTGCCCGTCAAGAAAAACTCCGGTTTCGGCGTTAGCTCGCGTGATCCGAGAGCGTAGTTGACCGTAGGTTTCGCAATTAGAGCGTGTTTCGGCGCGTCTCCCATCAGGGCAGTCGCGACGATGGTGTCCGGCGTTGGCCCGTCGTTTGCGTTTTCGACGTTGTGCGGCCTATGCCACATCGGCCCAAGCTGCACGGCCACTTGCCGCGATAGGCAGAAGCACGAGGTGTCAACGTGGTGATGTGGCCCGAACCACGTCGGCACTACGGCTAAGGACTCGCACTCATCCACGCAAACGAATGAGCCGTCCGCGTCGTAGATGTTTCGCATCGTCGCGCACCAGTCCAAGCCATGCTCTACGCATGCTTCGATGCACTCGGTTACGTGATCGGGTTCGTACCAGTTGTCATCGTCAAGATAGAAAATCCAGTCCTGATTCAGCAGCAGCGGAACGGAGCCGTAAACGCGGTGTCCGTTGAAGCCACCCGCTCCCGTGTTCTGAGGCAACGGCAAAATCTGGATACGCGGATCGGGAAGTAAGCCATCAAGCGTATTGAGCACGTCTGGCCCGTATTGCGGACCATCCACCACCACGATAGCTACGGTGTGCGGGTGCGTCTGGGCGAGCACGCTTTCGACGGCTTGGCGTAGCGTTGCCCGCCCCGTCGTGGGAATGATCACGGCTGCGGTCTGGTCGCTCATTAGTTTGCCTTCCATTTGTTCATTTGTCGTGCGGCCTCAAAGTCTATGGCAGTCGTGAACTTCCATGCAGACCACGTAATTCCTACGACGCCAACAGCGAGCCAGAGTCCGCCGTTGCATGTTGCCGCAATGATTGCGACGGATGCAATCCACCCCAGCATCCCGTAACTGGCTTCCCGAATGACACAATCTGGCGTGTCCGAAGTCATTGTTCGCCTCCTAAGTAAACGGGTTTCACGCCCGCGTAATAACCCGATTCGCGTGCGACATCGGCCACGAACTGAGCGAAAATTTCGGCGTCCGAGTGGTCGTAAATAGGTGCCAGACGCACGCCTGCAAAATGCCTGCGCACGGCTTCCCGATAACCGTCATCGTTTGCCATGCGGGCAACTTCTCGCACATATTCGTATTTGTCGATATAAGGACTCGCTTCGATGGCTCTACACATCGCTCCGCCGATGGCCGAAAACCACCGGCCCGCGTGACACTCAGGCACGGGCACGACCGGCACGCGGCAGTGCAGCGCATCGGAGATCGTGTTCGAACCGCCAAACGGCCAACAGTCCACAACAAAGTCGCATTCCGCAAGTTTGGCCATGTACTGTTCATAGCTAAGATGAGCGACCAGCTCAACGTGAGCCGGTGCAAGTGCTTCACCCAGCGTATCGGCAAAAACTGCCAGGCCCTTGTAGCTCATCGGAGCGTGGCCCGTGAACATTCGGACGCGGATTTTGCGTTGGCATTTGCGGATAGCCTGGCCCATCGCTGCAAGCCATTCATGGTTGATTTTTTGGCCGTAGGCTGCACAGCCAATAAGGATGTCATCGCTTGGCTGCTTTTCAGGCTTAGGCTCGGTCGTAATCGGCTCATGCACGCAACCGAAGCCCGGCAGGATGGCGAGCCGCTCGGTATAGTTGTCCTCGTTGGTGTCCGTAAGCTCGCCTGAAACAAACCAGTCCATTTCGCCGCCAAACGTAGATACCGGATGGCCCGTTAGCAGGATTTGCGTTGGTGCGATTCGCAGGTTCGACATAAGAATTGACGGCATGGTCATTCCCACATCCGGAAAGATCACGGCTGACCATGGGTTATTTTGAAGCGGTTCAACGTCCAATTGCAGCCCGGTTGACTTAAGCCGGATCACTCGGTCAAAGCCTGTAGTGTCTAATTCTTCCGTTTTCTTGACTGCATGGATTAGCGTGATTTCGTCAAAGTGAGGCCGCAAGGCGCGAATGTAGCCCGCCAACGTCCGGTGTACAGAATGACCTTCGTTCCAGTATTCCGAGAATACCGCGATCTTCCGAGGGTCCGGCTTGTTTCGGATCGTCTCAGTTACCTGACGCTTGATCGCTGCGTTAATAAGCCCCTTGACCCGTCGCTCGGTATCGATGTTGCCTAAATAGGAAACAAGAAAGTAGGTTTCCTGCAGGTCCAGCGTCGGTTCTAGCCGATCGTCCAGTTGATGCAAAATCCGCAAGGCATGAGCGTGGACCGCCGCATCGGCGTTGCCTTGATAAAGCGTCTTTATGGCCTGATTAAGCCACGTGCTCGCCATCATCGGGTTTGCCGTGAGCATTTGCCCAACGTCAATTACGGTCGTGTTTCGCGGTGAATAAAGAACCGCCGACTTGAAGGCCGCCTGCTTCTGCCCCGCAACCAGCCGCAGGTAAACGTCCGTCGTCATGCCGACGCCCGCAAACACGTTGGCGATGATCGGGTTGGTCCGCAACATGCCGATACCTAGGGATTCCGGTATCGTAAACCGCTCATCACAGAACACGCCCAAAGCTGCCGTGATTTTTTGGGCGAACTCGCACCGCGTCGGCTCGTCATGACCGATACGCGGATCGTCGGCTATAGACTGAATCAGCCTGACGAATGATTCTGCCGCCTGTTGTCTCCGTCCGCTGGCGTGGTGTGCCAGCAGGTCTCCGAGGTGATCGGCCCCGGCTTTGGTCGCTTCTGTGTTAGTGGGAAAAACAATCCGCGCGCCGCTTCGTGTGGTCTTCGTGTGCATCGTGTTATTCCGTGTGCGTTGTTCGTGGCAACGTATTATACTATCGAACGAGAGGTTTTGACCAATAGATCGGCTTAGGATCGCCTGAATAAACCGCGTCCAGAATCGGAATTGTCGTGCATCGGCAGTGTGGATGAGCGGGCGGAAAGTTGATCGTTCTGTATGACAAATTTTTCCCAATAAACGCAAACGGCTGCCCAATCTTCACCCGCCGCATTCCGTCAGGGCTGGTCGAATCCGCCGCGATGGCATCGCAGACCGGGCAAGATGCCGACGTAGCGCGCCATTCCCAGCCCACCACGACCCCGGCGTCCTTTGCGGACCGTTCCCGTGCGAGGTGATGAGCGCGGGTTGCTTCCGTCTGAGCGATCCGGCGTGCCCGTGCTCGGTTCGTGTCGCGGAAGTACTTCATGAGCCGCTTTGTCAGTTCTGGCATCGTCTCGCCAGCTTGCAGCCGCCCCTCGTCGATATCTTTGCGGATGGCCGCCTTCAGGTCGTCATACGTGGCAAAAAGATCGTCTCTAAATGTGGCTTGCGTTGATTCTGCAAAATCTAGCACGCTATCGCGGATCGCAGCGCGTAGGGCTTCTGACACTACCCGCCACCGTTCCGGGTCCAAGCCAATCTCGAGGTATAGCCGCTTGCCAGACTTTTCCCAAATACCCGTGATTTCGGGAATGAACGCATCGGCCTCGTCCACAAGTTGCGGGTCCGATGGCCGCAAAAGCTCCGCCGGTGCATAGAACACGTCGGCGCGCTTTTCGCCCCGTGCCCGCTCAATTACAAGCCGCCCCTGTTCGTTGAAACTGGCCAGCAGCTTCCGATACAGGCCAGAGCCTAGCGGCAGGTTGAAATCATTTGGCTCGGTCATCCGAACAGGTTCCCGCCCGGCAGAGGCTGCCCAATGCCATTTTCACGATCGATCTCCCACTTGTATCGATCGCCCATCACGACATCGCCTGTGCGACCAGTTTCTTCGAGGAACATGTTAAGCGTGATCGTTCCCGCCAGGTACGCATCTAGTGCACGCTTGTGAACCGCGTCCATGTTTTCTTGCAGATCCTGCACACCCGAAAGGTCGTGCTCTAACCGATACCGTTGCGGATCAAGCCCAAACTCTGGCATGAGCTTCCGCGTGATCGTCGATCGGATCAGCTTAAGCAAGGGTAGGACGCCCGATTCCCACGCGGATCGTTTTGCCGTCGCGTAGTTGTCATAGGTCTTCGTCGCCGATGGCAAGCCCAAAACCTCAGGCGGCACACCCACAGCCCCACAAACCAGCGGCATGGCGTTATGCGGCAGTTTGTCGAGGGCCATTTGCTCAGGGCTAAATCCGACGGTTTCTAGCTTAATCCGCCGATTGACGGCGATTGTGCTTCCGCGCATGTCACCGCGCGTCATTTTGTTCAGCGATGACTTGATAGCCAGCCCGTCGTCATCCGTCAGTTCATCGTCGGCTTCCTCAGGTGTCACCACCATGCCTGGTACGCCAGAATTTTTCAGGATCGAAACGGAATAGCCCGCCGCCTCGTTTAGCAGGCAGATTTGCCGCAAAACGGATTTGAGCTTGGATAGACCAAGCCGCGTGTTTATCGGGTCGATACCCCATCGGAAATGCAGCACGTCTTCCTTGGGAAACTCGTCAACCTGCCCGTCGATGCGATAACGCCACGAATCAAGGTATCTTGATCCGTCCGTCGGATAGAGCGGGTACATATACCGCTCATCCAGCCAGTAAAGCCCGATCGGCAACCGCCCGATTCCGCCCCGCTGGATGTACAGAAAAGCATTGCCCGAGGTAATTAGGCTCATGCCGATGGCCAGATCGCGCGTAAAAGCGTCGTAATCCGCGTTGTTTATCGCCCAAAGTTCGGCTAAAGGCGTGTCGTAGATCGGCGACCAAGTATCGTCCGGCTGCCGCTCTTGAACCACCATCGGCAACATGTTGATTTTGTCGCCGACCCAGTTTACGGCCAGCGAAACTACGTCATTTAAATAGATGTCACCGGCTTCGTTTTCCCAGTCGTAACGAGCACCAGGCAACAGGCCAATGCGACGCGATCCGCCGTTGCCACCGTAGCCGGTGAAGATTTTCAAGTCCGGGCGATTCGAGCGGATTCGGGCCATCGTTAGAGCATCCTGATCTTGCGTTTCGCTGCCAGTTTCCGGCACGCCCCCGCTGCCGCGTCAACCATGTCATCGTGCCTCCCGTTGGGGAATTGGCACAGTTGCTCTATGAACTTTCGATTCCAAGCCGCTTTCACGAGGACAAGGTTCCCGGCCTCGGCCTGCGACGCAAGCGATTCTGCCCGCGACCACTTCGGCCCCGTCGGATGCTCCCAGTGGACGGCAAACCCGGATAGTGCCTTGGCCTCCTCCTCCGCCGCGTCGGCTCCTGACGAACCGCCTTCGTGCTCGATCCATATCACGGTCCCGCTCGGGTCATTTTCGGCGCATGCCCGTTGCAGGTCCCGCCGCCCCTTCGGCGTCACTTTCTTTTCCACGACGTCGCAGACGGTGAACACGCCATCGCGAACGGCCATGAGCACGCCCGCCGTAAAATCGGCGTCTTTGTCCAAACTGCTGGCTTTGTCCCAGTAGCGAACAAACCGCACGTCCCCGCCCGCTGGCATGGTTTCCGTGTACTTGCTAAACCACTCCCGCTGGAACATCCCGCCCGTGCGTGGCGTTGGCCGCTGCTGATACAGGGCCGCGAACTTCCATTCGCCGCGACGCTTGATCCGTTCCAATGCATCTATCGGCCAGCGTGACGGCCAAAGAGCCGCCCCCTCGGGCCGCCCAAGCGGATCGCCTTCACCCTCGCTAATGCCCGGAATTCGGACGTATTCCCAGTGCTCCGGTTGATCCTGTTCCACCGGCGCGTCCTCATCGGTCTCCGTTTCGCCTGATTCCGCGTCGCGGCCTTCCACGAGCGAACCGATTAAGTCGGCTTCATGCCGCCTTGTCATGATGACGATCGCCGCGCCCTTGGGGCTTAGGCGGGTCAGGGCTTCGCTCACGAACCAGTCCCATATCTTTTCCCGGATTAGAGGCGAAGACGCCTCCTGAACGTTTTTAACCGGGTCGTCGATGATCAGGACGTCGGCACCGTGGCCCGCGATGCCACCGCCAACGCCCACGGCGTACATCCGTCCGCCGCCGCTTGTCTCCCATTCCGAAGCCTGAGCGACTTTCGGATTGAGTGACAGGCCCATCTTTTCGGCTAGTTTGCGAGCTTTGCGGCTAAACTTGCGGGCCAGACTGACGGCGTAACCGGCCGCGATGATTTCCCGCGTTGGGTCCCGTTCAAGGAACCAGACGGGCGCGTGAATCGACAGAAGTTCGCTCTTTCCGTGCCGTGGCGGCATGGACACGATAAGCCGCTTTAGCTCGCCCCGGTCGATCGCCTCTAGCTTCTCTTGCAGAAGCAGCAGGTGCGGTGCGTCCCAGTCGTGGCCCGGCGTGGCGCGTTTCAGCCATGCGTTAATCGGTTCTCGCTGAACTTCTGGTTGTGCTTCGCTTAGTTCGTCTGTTTTGTCCGGCTCGCTGGCTTTTCCGTCGGTGACATCGATGAGTATTTTTGCCCATTCCGCCGAATCACATCGTTTTTCTTGCATCAAGTTGTCGTAGATTTTTAAGATAACGCTATCAACTCGCTGTATTCCACCCTCGGAAACGGCTTGCATCAATCGCTTTGCGGCGTCACGGAACATTTTCGTTTTCGGCCTGCCTGGTGAAGCGCAATTTCCGGGTTTGAATCGCGTTAGTTCTCCGATTTTGTGCCCTGGCGTAAAGTGTCCGTTTGGTTGTCGCATTTCATGCTCAACGCCCGTTTGTCGCCCGTTTTGGCGAGTTTACACATCTTCCGCCATCAGGTCCGTGAACGTCTTCGCGTTGGCCACCTTGCTCTTACGCGGCTTCCCGGCGTCGAGGATGGCCCATTTGATCTTCCGCCACAGGAACGTCGAGAACGAGGCTCCCTTGGAACTGTCGTAGTTGAGCACCGCCGCGATCAAGGCGTCCTCCACGATCGTCCGCCGCCGCTCACGCTGCTGTGGTGTTAGGCTGGCCCCGCCGTAGATCGACATTCCCATGTTCATAGCGTCTGGCAACCATTTCAGCATCGTGGCTTGGTGCCTTTTTGTCATTCGCTTGGGCTTCGGTCGATGTGGTTTCGCATCCGCTGCAAGGCCGCTTCCAACGTCGTTTCCGCGTCTTCCTGTTTGATCCTGAGAATCTTGGCGATGAACGTGATCGACCGCGGCCGATGCCCTGCCAGGCCGAACCGCATCGTCACGATCTGCAGCTCCACATCGGCCAGGACATCGAGAGCAGCCGTCAGCCGTTGCCGCGTCTCGCTGGCAAGCGCGGCTTCGACGGGACCGGGCCGATGGTCCCGGCATGCTTCGTTCAGGCCGAGCGGCTTGTGCGGTGGCATCCATCGTTCTCGCCTGCATCACGAGCCATCGGAGCCATGAGTGATACTATCTCAATCATGCTACCAATTCTGTCAAGTCTTTGGGCAAATTGCAAGATTTTTTTTCGCGGCTGCTGTTTGCCACGTCACACTTTTTTCCATTTGAGCCGTATGGATTCGTGCGAATCCTCGTCGGTGAACACTTCCATGTCCTGAAACACGTTGGGAGCGTATTCGGCAAGCCCGGGCAAAAGTGCCACCGCCAACCGCCGGATTTCCAAGTCTGCATGAATGTTCCCCCTCTGTTCCAGAATGTTCCGCCAGGCACGCAGGTTACCCGTGAATGCGATGTGGGTCTCGGTGCAGTTTGGAAGAACGGACCGTGCGGCCTCCCGAATTCGCTTGCGAGACAACGTGTCGGTAGCTTCTTCGTCGCACAGAAGGCGATAGAAATCGAGCGATTCCTGCATAGCCTTGGACCACGTTTTGACCGTCAAGTCGCGTCCGATGTATCTCGGAGGCACCACGAACCCAATATCAGACACGTCCACGTATCTTTAAGAAAGCTCGCTCACGGCAGTCCCGGCCCTGTGCCTGATCAGTTCGTGCGTCAACGACCTCGAAACACCGTGGATGATAAAGCCCACCGTAGCGTGCTCAAGAACGCTCCCATGCCCTTCGGAGAGGATTCGCTCCATGTAAGCGCGGTTGCCGCCCGGCCTGGGCCTCGAAAACGATTGATAGCAGACGCGGCCAGCAATTTCGGGAATCGCCTGAACTGAATCCCAGTCTTCAGGCTCGAACGGCGAAATGTACTGTGCAATCTCGGTGCATGGCGTTGTCGCCCAGGACGCGATAATCGTGGGCTGGTAAATCAGGTTCATTCTTCGCCCTCTAGCGGGTATGGCAAAAGGTCTGGCCAGCCGCCAAGATCAATATCGGGCCTGAACTTAAGATGCATTGCAGTTCTGTGGACCCGCTTCGGGTCCAGCGGCGGGACCGGCATTTTCTCAAGCTCGATCGCATGTTGCCGAAGTTCCTCATGTCGTCGCAAAACATGGCTCGGCAGCGGTGGCGAATCGTGGCCCGGAAGGATCTTCCACGCGACTATGTCCCACTCGTCAAGAGCCTCCTTCATCGCCGCGTTTCGGTCTTCAAGGTGGCGGACGTAGCGAGCAACTCTGTCCAAGTGCTCGCTTTTTTCTTTTCGCTCCCATCGATCAATTGTTTGCTTTGCCTCCCGGTGCGGGTCCGCCGCCTCGGCTTTGAGCTTGGCAAGTTTTGTCTCTAATACGTCGATCAACGTGGAAATCTCCCATTCCGGCTGATCATGGCTGCTGAACTTGCAAAGCACTGACAAATCGGCCTTCAGTTGTTCTAGCTCAGTCATTCTTCACCTCTTCAATGCTCAAGACAATTTCGCGAACATGTCGCATCTTGATGTCTCGAATGTTGTAGTGCGGCTTTGCCTCTAGATGTTGCCGAATAAAGTCACGCGCGGATTGTTGAGTTTTGAACCTGTTTCTCGCTTTTCCGTGGATGTCCACGTGCGTCACTAGCCAAGCTTCCCACTCTTCTACCGGCTCGGGCAGGATGCGACATACCAGCGATGCGGGGTGATGCTCGTACGAAGGCCCCGGTCGATCGCAACGAAAGATCAGCCAGCCACGCAAGATGGCTGATTCATGAGTGGTAACCACGGTTTGCACCGTTGCCGTTTGCCAGTCGTAAATCCGGTCACCGGCCTTGATCTTATCCGCACGCACGATTTCAGCCTTCATGCCCGCCCCCATCGTCTTGAATAATTCTTGCCACAACGCCAATGTCGTACACGTCCATTCGATAGCCTTCGCAGCTCGTCAAGCTAACCACGGGCCGTTCGTTTTCGTCAGTGTATGACCGCACGCTTTCAATCTGATAAACCGCAGCTCCTAGAAGAACACGATCTCCGGGTTTGATGTCCGACGCCTTGATAATTTCAGCCTTCATTTCTGCCCCCTTTCGGTAACCGGAATTCCACGCCATGCCGCAGGATCGACAAAACAAACGATATCGGCAGTTTTATCGACTCGTCGCCGTTGATCTGCATGACATCGACCGTTCCGTCGTGTTCGCCCCAAAGCCGAAAGCCTGTAATTCTCCACTCGCCAATTCTTTGACCGATGTACAGGTCCTGCACTCTAAGTGCGGGTTTGACCGGCAACGTCTCGATCGGCCCCTCGAAACCGTCCACGCCAGACCAACCACACGCCACGCGGGCTTGGTGCCAAAATGTATAGTTTGCGATCTCATATTCGAAGTCAGAGACTTGCGAACATGCTTCACGGCACCTGTCAAGCTCGACGGCCATGGCATGATATTTTCGATCTAGTCGATTTTGCTCTGCATTAAGCAGCTCCCTTGCCCGCTCCCGGTCGCCGTCGCGAATCGCTTCAATCACTGGATCCAGACGTCCCACCTGATTCGGTATCACGCTCATTTTCCGCCCCCTTCTTTTTGCATCTCTTCCCACAGTTCCGCCGCGTCGGCGACGATCGGCAAAATGTCGATTGTGTCATCTTTGTGCACGTGCCACTCCGCCAGCCGCCGCACAATATCGGCAAGGCAAGCATGGTAGTTAGCGGCGTGGACGATGAAATCGGCCATTTCGAGACTGTAAATCACAGGCGCGACAGTCACGCCAGCCGCGTCTATCACCTCGGCAGGAACACCCTTTGCACCGAGATGCCTTAGCGGAAGTTTGAAAGACTGCCCAGGCACCGCTACCCCGTTCTCGTCCCGTCTCATCGCCCTGCCCTCCGTTTCAATTCGTGGCCATTCGCGTCGTATCGCAACCTCGAAGTCCGAAACCTGCGAACACGCCTCTCTGCACTTGTCAAGCTCGGCAGCAATGGCATGGTATTTCTCGGCAAGCCGCTTCTGCTCAACATCGAGCAACTCAATCGCCCGATCCCAATCCCCGTTGCGAATCGCGTCCACCACGTCATCCAGCCGCCCCACCGAATTGGGAATCACGCTCATTCCTCGCCCCCTTCTTTTTGCATCTCTTCCCACAGTTCCGCCGCGTCGGCGACGATCGGCAAAATGTCGATTGTGTCATCTTTGTGCACGTGCCACTCCGCCAGCCGCCGCACAATATCGGCAAGCCGCGCATGGTAGTTAGCGGCGTGGACGGAAAATTCGGCGGTGTCCTTTTCATAGCCTAGCGGAGCTTGCTTTGCGTCAGCTATCGCAATCCATGTTTCGATACGTTCAGGGTTGCATTGCCACGGAAGCGGATCAGCAGGCCCCGGCATCGCTACCCCGTTTTCATTGCGTCTCATTTTTTCTTTGCTCCTCTATCTTAAGCCATTGAGACCAAGCCTCTTCCTTGCCGATCTTTCCGCTTGCAACTTGCCGCAGGATTTCTGCAAATTCTGGGTCAACTTCTTTGACTGGCTCTATCCTTCTCAAGACTTCTTTTGACCACGCCATCCCGCCCTCCAGTCTTCAATTCCCGCCACAGCAAACGCAAATAGCGTCAGACCGAACCACGCCCAGCCTGTCATTTCCCACCCCCTGGCGGCAGCACGCCCGCCGCCCTGAGTTGCTTAATGGCCACGATTCGCAAGTCCTTCGAGTGCCTAACAACGTGCATTTCCTGATACGACAGTGGATGCCCGCTGCGAGCCTGTAGCGACTCGATCACGTCGATCAGCGACCCGAGCGCGTTAGCCATTTCAATGTGCGTTGATTCGTCAATGTGATTCATGCAACCTTTTCTCCTCTACAATGACCGTTTTCAGTTCAAGATCAGAATCGGCATTTCTTGAGCATTTCGGGCACATTGTTACGTGTCCTTTTTTGCTCAGTGCCTTTTCTTCTGCCTTGCTTTCGCTTTCCGCCATCACTTGAACGTGTCGCGTAAAAGCGAATTCGAGATAAACGTCATAGGGTTTCATGCTCCCGCCCCTTTTTGTGCTTCCCACACTTGCAGCCCCATCGTTCCCACGCCGCGCCGAGGTCACACTTAAACTCATCCATCCCCGGATACTTTTTCTCAGCCGCCGCGTTTCGGATCAACGCCCCTGCTATAGGGCATTTCACACGCTGCCGACGGCCGCCCGGATGGCTTACGACGTACGATGAAGAGGCATCCGTACACACGCCAATGATTCCCCCGTTTTTTGCTTTCATGTTGCGTGCCTGGCGTGCTTTGCCTTCGCTCGTGAATTTCGCTTCCGCTTTCTTGCCGTCCTTATCGTGAAAGAACCCCGGTCCAATCTCGCCTTTCCCGCATGTTTCGGCCTTGTACGCTGCGGCTCGCTTGATGCGCCGTTGCAGCCACTTCCGCCACTCTGCCTCGGTCTTGAACTTTGGCACACTCACGCCCTCAGTTTTTCTACCGTGACTTCAACCGCGTCACGCTCTGACCAGAATTTCGCGGCGTCGATCTCAGCAACCTGCGAATCATCACGCCACACAATGCCGGTAAGCGCGTCTTCGAGGCATTTCAGCAGATTGACAAGATCAGGCCGTTGAGCATGGTAAGCCGGTGCCGATGCTTTAAGCGTCGCAGCGTTTTTGCCCGTGCCGTAGTGGCTCAGCGGCCTGGCAAAAAAGAACCGATACGAGACCGCTACCGGCCCTTCGCACGGCTCCCAGCCAAACTCTTCAGCTCGCGCATTGGCGTACAACCGGGCCTGTGCCACAAACCCGGCTTTGCCCTTGGCAACGTCGATAATGCGGCCGTTGACGACGATTTTTCGATTTGATCCGGGCACAGCCCTGATCGGGATGGTCATAGAGAAGGTGCTCACTTCACCCTCCGCGTTTCTGCGCCAATTTCCGCCACCGGCAACGCAGCTTCAAGCTCTAGGATCTGCTCATCAATCGCCAGCTCTTCTATCGCCCGAATTTCCGGCGTTAAGTGACTCAGCCGCGCACGTGCATGCTCAAGCTGCGCCAGCCGCGCGGCTCGGTAGGCTTCCTGCCCGCCTACGCCCGCAAAACGATTCACGTTGTACGCGTCGTACCAATGCACGCCAATAAGCGACAGGACCACCGCGTTTGCCAGCCAAAACAGCGTCTTACGAATCATGATTCCGTCTCCACCGGCCCCCAGGCCGTCTTCGTTGTTTCGTACTTCGTTATCGGCCCCACTTCGGCCCATTCGCCGATCTTCTGAAGCCGCCTCAGTTCTACGAGTGCTAAGACGGGTGTGACAGTTTTTTCGATGAGATCGCAGTAATCCGCGAACTCAAAACCGGAATCATCCGGCTGGAATGCCGTAATGCACAGACTCAGCCACCACCGGAACTTGGTGATGTCCTGCGTTTCGTCGTCCTTCAAGCCACGACGAAACAGGTGTTCGCAAGCCGATTGCAAAGCGTGCTTTTCGCTGTCATTGAGTTTGTCACGCACCAGTGGCGCGCATTCTTCGTGGTAGAATTCGTAGAACTCGCGTCCGTCGCTTGGGTTTAGTCGGTAGTAATCAGGGCAGGTCATTTTGGTCCCCGTGCGTTTGGGTTGCGGCGTCGGTCACGTTGCGTTGATACTATCTCGTCTCAAGCTCTTTTTTGATTGCCTTTTTTCCGGTTGCCGTTTCGATTTGTTCGATGACTTGATCGGCCGTCCCTTTAACCGTCAAAGTCGCGCCACCTGAGGTGTGAATCTCTACCGCGTCAGGCCCCGTCTCCAATTGGCTCACGGCTGCCACGGTGTCTAGTTTCACGTGCACCTTGGCTCCGGTCCAGTGATTTTCGAAGATTGCCCACCCGTTCATTTGCTTGACCCTTCAAAACAGCGTTTTAGGCGTGGAAGAAATCCGTGGGGCGGAACGCCCGCCCCACGGCCGGGATGGGAAACGTCACAGGAACGCCCCGTAACTCTCCCTGTCATGCGTGGGGAATTCATGGCACGCATAAATGACCGCCCGGTCTGCGATGACCGGGAAACGAGGGTTTTTCTGCTTGCGGACATCGCCCCAGGAAAAGGTGTCGTCGCCACGTAAAACCCCCGTCTTTTCGCTTTCGGCCATAGCCGCGGCCCCGCTGAGTTTCGGTTGCTTGTGTGAGCCGCGCGGCATCTTCGAGTTTACCCTGATTGTCTAGTACGTGTCATCGTGTTCACCGCTTCCCTTGCTGACCGCTCAAGCTTCGTTTGGCTTGGGTAAGAAGCCCGCAAGCTCGATTCCGTTTCGTTTCGTGGCGGGGAATACAGTACGCCCGGCACGGTCAGCACCGCAGTCGTAAGCCTGCGGCATGGGAAGTGGCTGGCAGTGTCACCGCCCGATTTTAGCGGGTGTCACCATTGCTTCGGGGTTTGCTTTTGCTTGCGTGATTGCTAAATATTGAGCCGCGATCTTCCGGTTGACAAGTTCAAATTCGTCTCGGTCCTGCGTCGTGAATTTTCGCGTGTCCACGCCCTTCATGCCATCCAAAGCACGCCGAAACTTTCGGATTCCGGATCGATGCCTACGTCGGTTGTGATGGTATGCGTCGTGGTCCGTTAGCACGGTCACGCATCCGGCACGCGCGCTGACCGTCCAGAACTTCCCGAGCCGGTGCAGCTCCCGTTCGATTTTTCCTGCCAGCCGAACTTCAGGCGGGATCCCGCCCGGCTCAACGTCCTCGGGCAGAATGCCCAAATGCGTCAGTATGTCAGTGCCTTCAATTGCGTCGCCCTTGCGAAGCGAACTTACGAATCCCGTGTCCATTGTCGATGCCTCCAAAGTGAATAGATCCCTGCCCAGCCTCGCCATGCCTTGCCATGTGCTGCCACGCCAATTCCAGCCAAACCCCACACAAATCCTCCGACACAGATATTTCGCCATGCCGGAAGCTCCATACCCAGCCTTGCCTTGCCAAGACTCGCGGTGTCTTGCCATACCATGCCGTACCTAGCCAGACCATGCACTGCCTGACTTATCACGCACCCTTGATCGAAACGACTTCAAACAGCCCGAACTTAGGCCGAAAGTCGCCAAGGCCGACAAACCGCCCCGCGTTTTCGAGGATCGTTTGGAATGCCGACACATCAAGCTCGGTCAACATCACGTCGAATGTGGCCTCCCAAACGCTGAAGATCGGCCGATAACGCATGATTCGCGCCCGGTTGACCATCACGCCGCGAACGTCACGATATCGCGAGTTCTCCCAGAAGTCGTCGATCGTAGCCTTCTGGCCCTTGGGGTGATCGTGCTGAATCTCGGGGTTCTCGTTGACCAAAATTGAGGCCTTGGCAACCTGGCCTTGCTTTGTTCGCTTAGCTCCGCCAATGCAGCATGCCTCGAGCATGGTTCCGAGAATAACCGGCCTCCGGGAATCGTTTGCGTAGAAGCTCGAGTACCAGTCAAGCTTAGCCAGTTGCATGTGAATCTCTTCCGTTTTTTGGCGAATCTTGCTGATCTTCGATCGCTCTTTCGCCCAATCCGAAAGCGGATCCGCTCCGGCTGCTGAGTGCATCAGCAGCGGCCTTACGCCGCGAATCGTGGTTTTAACGTTGAGGAAGTCGCTCATGCCGTACCTCGTGACACTGTGAAAACCGTCGCGGCCGATTCCGCTTCGGTAAGCCATACATGCAGTTGTTTCGCCGCATGCATGGCGTGATTGCCTAGCCTCGCCCTGCCCAACCCCGCCCGACCAAGACCCGCCTCGCCGAGCCTTACACTGCCCCGACTCGCCTCAACCATCCCTACCATGCCCAGACCAGTAACTCCACCCTATCACACCCGTCAACATAGTGGACACAATATCACGCCCACTCATTCCGGTCATCGCCGTTGCCATATACGGCCAGGGCCAGCCGATCCGGGTTGAGCGGTTCCGGCGGCTCCACCTTGCGGCCACGATTGGCCAACATGGCTTTCGCTTTGCCAACCGTTTGCGGCAACATTGGCCGAAAGGCTTGACGTTGTTTCGTCAAACTGGATGTAAGCCCCGCGTGCCATGCTGCCCTGCCCCCTTAGGTTTTGCCCATCATCCCAAATGACGCGCGAGATTCAATCACGCTAGACACGCGCTCACGCATTGCGAAACGTCAGATTCGCTCTGAGGTCTTCGCTCTTCTCGATCACTTTGTGACGGTAGATTTTGACTTCTGGCACGCAGTCAAAAACCAGCCGAACGGCGTTGGGATTTGATCGATCGGGTCGATCGAAGCCAACTTCGCCGACTTCTTTGTTGTCGTAGAACAGCTTGACCCGTTCGCCTTTTTGGATTTTCAGTACCAGCATCGAAGCACCTCCATTGCGTTGAAAGCTGAGGGCTTCCATGCCCACGTCGAGCTTCCATGCTCGAGTCGGACCACCGTGGTTCAGTCAATTTTGGCTGGCGCGGGAGTCGCTTCGATGTCCTCGCGCAACTCTTTCATAGATCGTGTCACGTCAAGCGAATGCCGACGGATCAACTTTAGATCCGCTTCCGTCAAGCCGCCTGCTTTGACCACGGCCAGATACCCTTCTGTCCGGCTAATAAACCGCTTTGCGTCTTCGATTGCGTATTCGAGTGACTTCATGTTGCACCCCTCGTGACTTGGTTGACTCAACAGAATCCATTATGACCTTTTAGAATCAGGCTCCAAATTTATTTTGAAATTTTTCGGATTTGCGCGCACCGAGGGCTTTCCCTATGTGATTTAGGGTTTGACCGGTTTTGATTGACTGGACAGATCAGGCTATTTCAGCTTCCCGGGATCGACTTACTGGCGAGCGTTTTTGCACGTTTCCGCGTTATCACATACAGACCAGGACGTAAGCCCATTGCCGGATCGATTACCGGCCCGTTGCCTGGGTAAACCGCCGAAGCGGAACGCTCTTTCGCTGATCCCGACAAACACCGCGCGAGGTTCTAAGCGCGTGCCTTGCCCATGCGGGCCAACCCTGACCGTTTTTCGCGGGGAACGGGGCTTGAGCCTCAACCCGATGGCGTTTCCGCCAAGTGTGTCCAGTCATCCTCACCGCACGCCAACGGCGCACGCATCGGCCCCCTGCTGGCTGGCAAGGGGCGTGTGCGTAGGTCGTCAGGATCGCTTCTGCCATCCGTTGCGCTGCGAAAGCTCATCGAGTATCTTGCTTGCCTCCTGAAACGACAGGCCGCGTATTTCGTCCCGTGAGAGGTGCGGACAATACCTGTGTATTGCCTTCATTTGAGGAATTGTTGCCAAGTTTTTTTCCCTTCTCTCAAATGCCGCCTTGAGAAGATTTGATGCGTGATTGATCGTCATTCCTGCGGGTGCGTCGATCTTCATTCGCTGCAGTGCCGCTATTTGTTTGTCCGTTGCCGTCCTGATCCACTTGGATGGCTTTGCTGGCATCGTCACCCCAAGCCAGTCTGCACAGCTCACGAATTCGACCTTGTAGCGTTTGCAGTCAAAGTTCCGTTCCTCAACCTGCAGCTTGAGCCGCCGTTTCTCTTCCCGCTCTACGTCCTCCCTTTCTTTTAGCTCTTTGGCCGTCTTGACCGCTTCCATTATGTCGATTTCGGTGTGTGTCGCAAACTGTTCCGTGAAAATCTCCCGTTCGCGCTCATCCATGACATCCGGCGCAACCAGATCGGCCGCCCGTACTAGGTCGTGTTTGCGTGTCAACCAGCCGAAATCGATGATCAAGCAATCGGTTTTTCCGACGTCGAGCCGCGTTCCTCGTCCCACCATTTGCGAATACAGCGCACGGCTTTTCGTCGGTCGCATAAGCACGACTGCGGATGTGTGTGGCGCGTCGAATCCTTCGGTCAGCAGGGCGCAGTTGCAGATGACTTGAATCTCACGAGCTTGATACGCTGCAATCTTTTCGTCTCGCTTCGGGTCTCCCCCGTGAACGTACTCCGCCTTCAAACCCAAGGACGCAAGAGCAGACGCGACCGCCTGAGCCGATCCGACATCCGGCGTGAAAACGATCGCAGGCCGGTCCCCGATCGCTTTTTTGGTTTCGTTTGCCAGGACTTCAATATATGGCCGGATTGCCTCCTCGAGATCGGCCTGGTTAAAATCTCCCGCCGTAGTCCGGATCGATCGCAAGTCAATTTGCGTATCGATCTGAATAGCCGACAGCTTCGAGAGCATCGGCTCGACCTGGTTTGTTTCCGGGTTTTGGTAAAAGATCGCATCCCAGAGAAGCATTTCATAGGCGACGGACTCAAAGACGCCCCCGAGGTTTGTCTTGTCGCCCCGGTCAGCCGTTGCCGTGACACCGACGTGCTTTGCTTTCCAGAAATGGTCATAGATGCGCTGGTATGTGCCCGCCGTTGCGTGGTGTGCCTCATCGGTAATGATCAGGTCAAAATGATCCGCAGGCCAGCGTGTGAGACGCTTGCGTTGAAGCGTCTGAACAGTCGCAATGACCGCGTGGCAATCCGGCTCGACAAAAGCGTCTTTGTCCCCCATTTCAATGCCGCAAACCAGGCCTATGGGGTCAAGCTTCTTTCGTGCCTGTTCGATCAGTTCTTTCCTGTGGGCAAGAACCAAGGTCTTAAGGCCGCGCTCTGCGTACTCGCGGGCAAGCCACCCGAAGGTGACGGTCTTGCCCGTTCCTGTTGGTAGAATGATCAGCGTTGACCGCTTGTCTTCAAGTTGAGCGTGTGCCGCTGCAACGGCCTCGCGTTGGTACGGGCGAAGCTCGATCTCGGAGCCCCTGACGGGTGGCAAACTGAGTAGATAGGACATGCTTCATTTCCCCTTGTAGGAAGATGCGTGAAAACCATCACCGCTACACGATGAACAATTCCCGATGCGTGGCACCTGGCCGGTACCGTTGCATTCCTTACATAGCAACCAGTGCTGTGGCGCGTCAATGACGAATGAGGAAAGCTGACGCAAGAAAAAACGGCTCTTCAGGTGTGAAGGCACGTCTTTATGAGCCGATCGAATCTGCGCAGCCAATAGCTTGAAAGGTGCTTCAAAAATTCGCCACATTTCGGCCGCCTCGTCAAACTTGCGTTTTGGTGTGCCTTGCAGCTGTGCACGTAAAGGCAAAGTTTCAAGCCAGTCTTCCCCGGCCTCATCTACCAATGTCGGCACCGGCTCATCTACGGAAAGCGGTTCCGCGTCCGGCTCGGGCGGCAGTTCCTCAATCTTCGTTTCTATCTTGTAAACTTTGGCTTTGGCTTCCTTAACGTCCCGGCTGTTGATCGTGTCGCGGCCTTTTTCTTTGGCCACTTCCTTAGCCACTTCGGCAACTTTGGGACGGTCTTCTTTAGGTACGGAAACAAATTCGCGGGCAGTCCTTTCGTTTGGATTGTCAACCATGGTTGACAGTTCCTTTGCAACTTGCGCGGACTGAATCTGCAAGCTTGCAAACTGACGGGTAAAGCCCCAACGCTCGACGCAATAGCTCTCAAAGCTCGAATGCGTTGCCCGATAAAGCTTTGCCCGCCTTATTTCCATCAAAGCCGTGCCAACGTCGATAAACGTCTGTTTACCTCGTTCGATTACGGCTTCAAGGGATTGAAGCCTACCCGATTCGTCAAGCGTCAAGGTTGTCTCGGTCTTTTGCACGATGCTCACTTGGTAGCCTCTTTCTCGATTCTACGAATGCGTCTTGCCGCGTCTTCCGCAACGGCTGGGAAATAGTCGTTGAGGTAGTCCTCTAGTTTAGCGTACCGCTTGTTATGTCCGGCACGCCAGCCGTGAACGGCCTGAGCAATCTGCCGCTCGCACCATTCGTCATTGAGTCCGAGTCCGTGCTTCATTTCGTTCCCTTTCGTTTCTTGGCTGCTAGTGCCCTTGCGTTCATTCTAAGAACGTACAAGTTGTGGTTGTGCATCCATTTGTCCGCCATTGGCCGCGCCATGGCCTCAGCGGTTTTGCGGTCAAACCCGGCTTGAAATTCCAAGATCGCGGCCCGCTCCTCGAAAGCTTCCGCTTCGGACACTTCAGGATCGTGAGCTGCTGCGTACTCTTCCGGCGTTATGAACTTCATCCGACAAACTCGCTTCCAAGTGTGTTGATTGCGTCCGAGACAGACGCGAATGCCCCAAGGTAAACCAGCAACTGAAAAAAAGACAGTCGCTGTTCTCCGCCGCCTCCGCGTAAGATCGTGAACCCGGTTTGCCGGTTGAACGTGGCCGATGGTGTGCGGTCTTGATCGTCACGATACACCGGTATCCAGTCCGAGTTCGACGGAATCCGGCTCGGGACTCGCAAGCCGTAATACTGGGCGATTGACAGTTTATCCGGTATGGCTTCAGACACTTCCTGCCAGCCGTATTGACGTTTGCCGTCGTAACGTTTGGCGTTAAAGTTTGGCCGAATGATTGTCGGTATCGGCTTCTGAACCTTGGCTGGCTTGAAGCTGAGCAACCAATCTGGCGCGATTGCGGGAGGCCTGCCGTTGACCGGGTTCCACCGCTCGCCATGCCACTGGTAGCGGGAGCGACGTTCAACATGGTGTGACGGTGGCGCGACGATCAATGAGCGATCCGCCTTCCGAGCAACTTCGGAGTGTTTCCCCTCGCCGTCATAAATCACACACGAATCAAGCGGACCTGACCAGTCGGATGGAAGCCTGTACCAGCAGTGAAAGCCGTTTTCGTTGTTGCTGACTTGCCACGTCGGCGGCATCGATTTTCTGGTTCGTTTCAACCAATCCATCGCGGCCGGCCCGTCAACGTCCAAAACGACCAGGTTCCAAAAGGTCCCGCACATCACCTGGATATTCTCAGGTGCGAACCTGGCAAATTCTTCTGCCGGGTAAGTCTTTTCCCAGTATTCCGCGTACCGAACGAACGGTCTTTTCGCATCAGTTCGGCTGGGAAGTGGGTTGTATCCCCAGGCCCGGTAAACTTCCGCCCAATAGGCGCATAGCTCGACATCTTTTGCGGCTACAGATGCAAGGGCTTTGTCAATGATGCTCGACATGCTATAATACCTTCGATCTCTTGCGACTGGGTAGATGGGGGCAGCCGCTGCTAACGGCTGCCCCTGTTTTTTCAATACTCCCGCCCGTTTCCAGCTGGTGCCGCCTGTTTCCAGCATAGATCGCCACAATACCACTTGCCAGACTTCTGCGAGAACTTCATCGGCGCGCCGCAATCCTTGCACTCGCCTCCATCGTCTTCTCGTGGCTTTTGCGGCTGGCGTTGTGTTGGTTGCTGCTGCTGACGTGTCGCGGGTTGTGCGTTGGAGTCTTCCCGGCCCGAAACGTCAAGCGGCTCGACGCGCTCAATACCAAGCAACCCTAGCATGAGGTAACCACGCATCTCGGTTAGGCTGGCAAGTGCCGCCTTGTCATCAGGCCGCCCCTGCTGAGCAACGTATGGAAGCTCGCACGACAGTTCCATCTTTTCGTCGGTCTCGGTGTCATAAAGCCAAAACGTTCCCGCGATCGTCGCGCTTTCCGGTTTGGCGTGCCACCCAGTGTTCACGAGGACCAGCCCCGCGACCTGCAAAGCCGTTTTGCCGATAGCGTAAACCGCGTCGGCTCTGGCGTAGCTGTAGCCATGATGCCCATTGCGAGCGTCCTTGGTTGCGTCGGCTACCGCCTGTTGGGCCTGGTATAGTTTCGCTGCAATGGACATCAAAGCACCTCCAAAACTTGCATGATTTCCGTTTCGCTGGGCAGGTGACGCGGCATGGTGCCAAGGACTCTCAACGTGCCGTTGACATGATCGGCACGGTAAATTGTGTGGTCGTGCGTAAGAACCAGCACGTCCGGCAGGGCGTCTTCTGGGTAGAATAGCTCGACCTGCTTCAGGATCCGGCTTTTCACGCTTGCGATTTCGTCGCGGTGTCGCCAGCCGTTGGCCCATCCCGGATGATCTTCCGAGCACAGGGCCTCAAGCCGGTAGAACAGGCCCTGCAAAACCTGTTTCATCATTTTGATCATTCGTTCGTCTGTCATAGCTGATCCCTTGCGTAACGGGCATCATGCCCCGGTTTGCGATCCGTCTTTGCTGCTGAAACGAGCATTCTGCTCTACCCACAAAACTAGAGCCTCGTTCAGCAAATGCGCGATCGGCACGCCACGAAGTGCGGCCTCTGCTTTGATCTTGCGATAGGATGCCGCGTCGATCTTCGCAGTTATAGTGGTGACTTCTCTTAACTCAACTGCTTGTGTCATCTTGTCCCCTTTCTGGTTAGTGGCAACGCAATTAATATATCAAAAATTTATTGACGGTCAAGCGGATTGCCAAAAAAATCACCCGCAGGCCGAATCGGCGACCTGCGGGCAAGGCGCAACGGAGACATGCACGGTTTAAGCGAGCACGAGAACGACTCGCAATGTGTCAGAAGCCGTTCCATTAGAGCGGATCGTGGTTGTCCCCGCAACGGTTATTCCGTTAGCCGTGGGGATGGTGTGCACGAGCGAGCCGCCCGGTTGGATGGTCACGTTGTTTGGCGCGCCTACAGCGTTACAGAAAAAGGTCGTCACGTTGGCCGTTGATGGATTGACGAGCGTGATGGCTTTGAGCCGCGTGAGCGAGCCGAAAGCATCGCCCAACGTGTCCGTAAGTGTGGACAGGGCCACGTTCGTGGAGTTGCTCGTCACGTTGGCATCAACAACGGTCAAAGCCTGGCTGGCTCCGGTCCCGTTGGCGAAAGTGATCGTGAGATCCGTGTTTGTCCGGCCCTGAGTGGTTGAGCCGCCTACAGGCTTGGTTGTAATAGCCGAGATGGCCGTTCCGATCGATGCGCTTCCGAGTGGCATGGTGCGTTGCTCCTTTCTTTGAACTATCGAAACAAAAAAAGCCCCGCCGAAGCGGGGCAGGAACTTAGCGTCTATTGATAATTTCGAGTGCCCTATCTCTCAGGTTTTCGCAATAGTACCGATAAAGCCACATGCACCTCCGATCCATCGTCATTCCGTGCACGTAATCATCCATCGCGTTAACTTGTTCGCGTGTCATTCGCGCGAAGTCTTCGATGGTCATGTCGATAATGAACTCGATCTTTTTGCGGTTGCTTTCCCAGTCAAACGGCTTGCGATCATTTTTCTTGACCGTCACCTTGCCGCTGCCATTGCAAGCAAAGCAAATGCCATTTTCAACGTGAGCGAAGCCGCGAAGCTTCCTTTGGCCGTTGCACTTGCCGCACAGGTACGTCTTTTTTTTCGTTGCGTTCATGGCTTGATTCCCCTGAGTTCGAGTGACGTTTGTTTGCCTTACACTATTACTATATGGCACTAACCCGGATTAGTCAAAAAGAATTCTGGAATTATTCAGAAAAAAACAACCCGCCATTTCTGACGGGTTGCTTGGGTCATTCAACAGGGCTTTCGATTTCAATCCACCACCGCACGGCCGCCGATCGGCTGGGATGGTTTCCCGCCTCGACAATCTTGTCAAGGCGGCGTAGGTGGTTTTCGGTCAGCGACAGTTCAATCCGTTGCGGCTTGTCCAATGCCTTGGGGCGACGCGTCGCGCGTGTGCCGCGCTTAGGTTTGCTGGTCATTGGTAGCACAGTCGCACGTCGCCAAAATCGACGACCAAAATGGTCGTTTTGGGCTGCCCCTTTATAGCCTGACAGTCTTCAATCTTGATGTATGGCAAGCCGCCCATCTCGGTCGTGCCTTCCTCAAGATATCCAGGCTTATTCCATTGCGTTTTGCGAGCCGTCTTAAACTGGTCGATCGTGTCGTTAGTAAAGCTCACTCCACTGGCTTCGCTGACCTTCCATATGTCAAGGTCAAAGATGCTGCGAAATTCGTCGGCGAAAATGGCGTCGATTTCGTCGTTCGTCATTTTGATTGCGGGATGCATTGTACCAGTCTCCTGCGTTTGGGTTGCGTTGCGTATCACTGACACTATTACTATACGCCACTAATACGGCCTAATCAACAACTATTCCAAAAATTTCTAAAAAAATTTCCCGATTGTCAAGCCGGTTGGAAGTCGTCGCATCGCGCGGCTTTGTCACACCGCACCGGTCCGCCCGTCTTGCCGCATGTCACCCACCGGGTGACGGTCTTTTTGCCGCCTCACCCGTAAGACGTGGCTCCGATCGGCTGGCCGTCAGGCCCGTTGAGCACAGGTCCGGCGTGAGTGCAGCCAAGGCAGGATCGCACCGTTGCGACTGGCTGGCCGTGTCGGCACGTCTGGATGTCTGCCCACCTGACTCGCCGTTGGCATGTGTCGCAATGGCCTGGTGTTGATGGGCATGTCATGGCGCGTCGCAACAATCGATTTCTACGGAGCCGCCATCGACAAAGTAGAAAATAGGCGGAATGTTGTTTCCGCAACCGTCGCAAAGCGTGTATTCAAGCGGCCCGACCGGCCCTGAGCAGTCACACAACATTTCGCACAATTCGCGGACCTTAAATTCGCCCCGCCAATGGCCCGCTCCGCCGCAATTTTCGTTAGCTCCGCCGCTTGCAATGTAGATTTTGACTTCCAGCCGCCCCCAGTGTTCGCACGGGTCGCACGGATCGAACACGTTTGGCCCCCAGTCGCAACCGAACGAGGACCCGTCGTAATACGTGGTTTCGACTTCAAAAAGCCCATCCGCCGTAAATGCATTTCCACTACAAGGCGTGTTAATTTCAACTTCGTAGGTCTGGCCCCATGCGCCTGCGTTGTCAAAGTCTGTTTTTGTCGAGCCGCATTCATTGACCGAGCCGGGATCAGGTGGCACCGTCCAGCGAATCTTGATGCACTTCGTACTAAGGCAGTCCGGGCATGAGCACGTCAAAGCCGAGCCTGTGCCAGTGCCTAGAAACGCGACCCCGATACAGTCGTCGTCAGGATTAGGCAGCCCTGTGGCGTTAGCCGTGCCGCCCCAGCGCGGAATAACGAACCGACGCCATGCCGAAAAAGATTGCCCGTTCATCTCATTAGCCCAAACTTGATAAGTTCGGGTGTCACCGATTTTATTCCACACGTACCCGCATCGTTGATAGACTGAATAGGCGTAAGCAGGTACGCAAAGCGTGTTACTTCGTGTCTCATTACAGGGAAAATTGACATATGTAGTCGGTGGCCTTGGCGGGACATTTGGGCAGTCTTTGTAGGTTTCGTAATCTCCTAGTATCATCAAGACGGTTTCCGAGCTGTTAGCCGTAAAGTTTCCAGTTGCGCCCCCCTTGCCCTGATAGAACGTCACTCGCCCCGATTGCGGGTTTCGGCGAGCTGGGAAACGGTCGCCAGTGCCGGGCGATATGTTTTGGTTGTTTAGCTCAGTTGCCCAGTCGTCTGTCGTGTTTCCCGTGCGTGGCGAGTTTTCCCATGTGCCGTTTTCGCGGTCCTGCACGACGGCAACCCATGAGTATTTGTGAGGCGCGCCGCCGCCGCCGTGCGTGCGGTTTGTGAGGCGAATGTAGAAGATATCTTCCCCGATGACGGAAAAAGACATGCGGCGGCCGTCGCGCGAGGTGGCTGCGCCTTCGCTCACGTTCTCGGTAGGCATGGCCGCAAATGCGTCGTTTATCGGCTTGCGAATCTTACGCACATCGATGCCAGCCGGGATGACCTCGCGGCCTGTCGTGGGTTGATTGCCGCTCATGCTCAGCTCCAGATTGCGGCAAGATTAGCCGTTGGGTAAAGCTTTGCGCCAGTGCCTTTAATTTGCACGTTGTACAGGTTTCCATCGGCGGCTATTTGCTTGTTCCATCCAGTGGAGTTGTACGAAAGACGCAAAACACAGCTCGTCTTGTTTGTTCCGTTGCTCATTGTTTCTTGACGCAAAGACACCCCAAGAAATGCTATCGTTTCTGCAGGCTTGCCAAATAGTGTGCGGTCGTTTGTTTTGCCGATATATGGTTCCAAGTAGTTCCAGGGCACATAAGGCACGAACGGAAAATTCAGGACAATTTCGCTTGTGATTTCAACTTGAAAAACGGGACCAACGGGCACAACGCCAGCGGGCGCGCCTGTATATTCAAGCTTGTAGCCTTCGCGTACCAAGGTCCGCCCGGTAAACTCGATAGACTGCTCGCAAAAAAGTATTGGGTTTGCTATGTCGATCTGGTTTTGTGGCGATCCCGTTACCAAATCATATCGCGGCCTCTCAAAACCTATCTGCACATGAGCATACGTAAAATGCCCCGCTACGGTGTTATCCGTTGGGCTTATTGAGTCTTTGACTGTGTGCGGCGTTAATGAAAACGAAGAAGCAAACAGGCCAGAGTTAGGCTGAAATGGACAGTCCCAGGGTATTTGAGGCAGCGGCCATCCCGAACTGCCCGAGGCTAGACCGAGAGCTTCGTTGATAAACGTCTCGCGATCTGCCCAGAGCACCTCAAACGTAGCCGATGCCGAAAGCGTGCCGCCTTGGCCTGAAAAGGTTGGAGGCGGTTGAAACAGAATGCGATAGGGAACAGTTGGAGTTGGCATGTCAGGACACCATGTTCCACTTCATTTGCAGATTGTCCAAAGCCTTGACGACCTTATCGATTTCGTCCTGCATTTTAGATGCGGTCAGCTCATCTTTCTTGGCGTCTTGTGCGGCCATGAACAAACGGTCGCGTGCTTCAGCCAAGCCAGAGAACTGAAAAGATCGGTTAAGCTGCTCAGTCCGGTCAGCCTGAAATTGGGCAAGTCTTTCGGTCATGCTTGCCTGTTGCTCTTCAAGCTTGATCATGTCTTTTGCGGCTTGCTCCGTTTCGCGTTGCTGACGCGATATTCGGGCCTTGACGAATTCCTCCTCTTTTTTTCGTCGCTCCTCTTCCAGCTTGGCTAGCTCATTTGTGGCCGGAATGGCTTTCATCCACTCCTCTACAGCGATCTTGGCTTTTTGGCCTGCAACGTCAAACAAGTCTCCAAAATTGCGAACAGCTTCAATATCGCCTAGTTCCAAAGCACCAGCAACTCTTTGAGCTTCCGCCATTGGAGCCACGCCAGCCGGAACCATGGCCGGGTTTTTGCGCAGCCGCTCAAGAACCTGTTCCGCCACTCTTGCGCCGCCCTGCTCGTCTAACACTCGCTTCATGGCCTCAGCGTTGCGTTTTTGTTCTTCCTGCTGTGCAGCCGTCAGACGCAACCCGGCAAACATTGCGGCCCCGCCCTTGGCTTGTGCCTGCTCACGTCCTGCAATAGCCGCGCGGACCATGTTGTCTGCGAAAAGCTTCGAGGCCGTCACGGCGTTTGCCATGTTGCGGGCAATTTGGCTCGTCATCGATTCGATGCCAATTACGCGCTCTCCTAGAGCCTTCCATGACGACAGTGAAAACCACCCGCCGTTGCCGCCCGTGGCGTCTCGGCTCATGATATCTTGAATTTGCTTATCCGTGTTTTTGATTTCTTCAGCCAAACCGCGAAATCCGCCGGTTAAACCTGCGACAGAATCGGCAAATTTTTGGTCATCGGATCGGCTGTAAATTGCATCAAGCGCAAGAGCCGCCGCACCAACGGCTGCCGCAAACCCGCCGACAACTAGTAGAGCCTTTCCGAAGCCGCTCGCAAGCAACGAAGTTAAGAGTTCCGCCGATCCGCTGACGCCCGTAATTGAATCGAGCAAACCGCCAAGTTGGCTTTTTAGGCCTCCGAGAGCGTTGGCAAATCCGGTTGTTTTTGCCCCGATTTCAACCCAAGCATCAGCGATCTTTCCCATGTTTCGCTTCCCAGTCTGCCTTCTGTCGCTGTATTTCGGCTAAGTTCTCGGCCCACGTTTTCTTTGGATCGAGCTTTACGCTCACGGCGTTGGTTGATGGCTTGGCCGCTGTGCTCTTGCCGCTTGAGTACCAGAACAGAAGTTGATCATCGTTCATGTCCCCGATCTGTTCAAGCGTAAACCGCGTTTGCCGCTGCACGGTCGCGATGATCTCGCCTAGTTCAACGCCCTTACGGCCTCCGCGTCGTCTTTTGGGTCAGGGTTTGCCGCCTTGTCCTTCGCTGGATCGTGGCCGTAGGCCGCCATCATGATGGCAATAAGCTCCGCATCGTCTTGGGACTCGCCCGCAAGCCGCTCAATTTCTTCCGCCGTCAGGCCCGGATTGAACGGCTCAAGAGCGATCCGCAAGAATTCAAAACGAGCCTCGTACGACGCATCCAGCAAGAACGGCAAGGACTCAACCCCGATAGGCCAGCCCTTCACGCCCGCTTTTTCAAGCGATGCGATGACGCGCTGGTTAGGCTCGGGCAGGCCGTCAAGCCAGTTTTGGAGAGCCGCTTTTTGCCGTAGTTTGAGCTTGCCGACAGAAACAGGAGAACCCGCCAAGGTTAACTGGCGGGTCACGGGAAACAGTGTCGTGAGTGCAGGGTTTCCGCTCATAGCGTCGTGGTGCCTTTAGTCATGCGGGGTTAGCCGGGAAGGGTTGAGATTGCATCAGCGTTGCCGAATGTGAAGCTGATTTTTGCAGGCTGGTTTGGGTCCCAGTTGAACGTGGCTTCACCGATCACGAAGTTGCCGACAAACTGTTCGCCGGATTCAGCGATAAGCGACAGATTGACGGTGTTTGCCGGAACTGGTCCGTTGCCTGTCAGTGTGTCCACGTTGGATTCGTAAACGACGGTAGCCGATCCGGTCATCCTTTTCATTCCGCGACGGTGGACAGCCCACCCGCCGTTTTTGGAGGCCGCCACCTCAGTCATGCCGCCCGAAAGCGTAGCCGACCAGGTTTCGACCGAGAATTCGGTGGTGCCGACTTTCATCGTTCCGTTGTAGCCATCGACGTATTGAAGTATCGGCATGTGTTAGTCCTTCGCTCCTGTTCGGACTGATAGCGTGATGACACGGGAGAACGCCCTACCGCCTCCTAGTGGCGGGTCCGGCTCGGCTCGCGGCAGTCCGGCTTCGCGGATCTGCGACGTGGCCTTGATCGTCGTGTCGCCGATGTCCAGCCGGTGAAATCCTGTTGGTACTATCGACCGCAACCCGCAAGCGACAAAGACGCTTTCGATGGTTCGCTCATTGGCGGCGTACACAGTCACGCGCACGTCGTTTTCAGCCATCCATCGGCCCTTGCCCAACGGCACGGATCGGCCGACAAACTCGGCCACCGCATAGGGCAGACTCAGGTTAGAGGCCGCCTCCGCCGTGTATAACGGCACGCCTAGCGGCCCCTCAATTTCGGATTGCCACTGCCGATAAACGAGCTGTTGGATGTCTGTAGCCGCCATGCATGAACTATCGAATTTGCGTCAAAAATTAAGGCGAGACCAGTTTAACCCGGCTTTCGGTGCGAACGTCTCATGATCGCTTAACGCCCAAGAATCACCTTCACGCAGCATCCGTTCCGCCGTCGTCTTGCGTACCTTCATCACAGCCGGACACCAGCCATCCGGCCCGCCCGTGTAACAGGCCCCCCAAGAGTTGGCCACCCACAGGCACGGAGTTGGCGTCAGCTCATAGCCTACGATGCACTGCTGGTGATTCCACGTGCCGCTTGCCGTTCCAAATCCATTCGCATCTAGCCGCATCCGAAAACCTTGAGCCGATGCAATCGTGACCGGATAGCCCGCCGCCAGTGCCGCCACCGCTTCATCGAAGCTAGTGACCTGTGCGTATCGTCGAACCGGATACTGACGTGCAATCGGTTCGAGTGCGTCGGGCACGCCCTTGTAGCTGTTGGAGCCACAGCAGACCGAGGGATTGTACTTGCTCAGGTCGAAGGCCTCGTGCCGCCGCTGCTCGATTGTCCCGTAATTCTGAAGGTACTTCGCGGCCCACACTCCCACCGAGCCTTCTGAGCGACCGAGCCGCCCGCCGCCGATCTCGACTCTCGACCCCCAATAGATCGTCATCGGGTCCGTTCGGCCTTGGGGCTTGCGTCTTCGGTTGCTTACGATTTCGATGGCCGTCAAAACGTCGCACGCCAGAGCCGCACCGAAAGCCACGCATGAGCCACACTCCCCTTGGTTCAAGTACCAGGCAGGCCCCCAAACTTTCTCTAGTGCTTTCGTCAGGTCCACCGCATCAGGTGCCCCCATGGGCACCAAAAACGAAGCCAGCGGCCTAAGATGGTCACGCTGGATTGCTTTCGGCACTTCCGTTGCCGCGATGTCTGGACGCCATCCGGTTGATTGGCTCAACGAACCGCCTCCAGTCCCTTTTTCGCATCCCGCAACGCGGGCAGAATCTTTGCCGGGTCATCCCCCGCCGTCAGTTGCAACGCTTCGCCCAACGGGAACCCGGCAAGCTTGGCACGCAGGCCCGGTATGGCGTCAATACCGTCGGCAAGATCGTCGATGACTTCCTGGCCCCTCAAGCCTAGGCCGCCTGCCTTGGCCAGCGTAACCTCGATAGCCCCGGCTAGTTGCCGCGCCGTGGCCGCCCGGTCAGGTGCGGTCACCTTGGACGTAAACCACTCGCGGACACGCAACGCCAGCCCGTCAAGCTGCACGCCCGGCTCCGGCGTTGGTTGCGGCTCGGGTGCGTTTGCGTCGGTGTAAGAAACCCGCCCGGTCTCAAGATCGACTCTATACGTGCGGTTCCGGTCGCTGAATTCGACGACCTTGATGAGCCGGGACGGGAGTTCGGTAGGCATCGCCTGCCCAGCCGCCGGGAGGCTAACGACGGCTGGCAGGACGGCCGCAACGAATGGCGCGAGCTTGATGAGCGTAATGGCGACAATTCCAACGATGATGACGTTAGAAGATCCCGAGACGGCTTTTGATCGCCGCGATAGTCGCGGCCTCACCTTCGTTTTTCGCCGCTTCGGCCTGTTCTTTGGCCTCGTCTAGTTGCGTGTTCAAAGTGTCGATCTCGGCTTGTTTTTCGGCAAGCTTCCGATCGATTTCGGCTGCAATAGCCTCGATCTCGGCTTTCGTCTGCTCACTCATTTCGGCCATGGGTTGCCCCCTTGTAAGCTCGGCGAATGACTTCTTTGCGGGCCAACAGTTGCCCCTTGATATCAAGGCTTTCCATTGTCGGAGTTCGCCCTGCTCGCACGTCCGACGTGATTTGCTCGATTAGCCACGGCATCAAGGCTTCGATTGCGGACTTGAGCAGCGGCCACAGCAGTGGCCACAAAATCCCAAACGGCACTGATCACCCCCTCTCCCGTCTTACCTTCCCCGCCGCAGCAGGGAGCACTCACGGCTAGTGTACGTTAGATCTCAAAACGGATTTTGAAAGCATCGCGGCTGAATGACCATTACGTCAACCACTTTGACAGCACCTCAAATTCGCCCTCAATGTAGTTTGTGAGGTCATCAGGAAGTCGTGTATCCGCTTTGAATGGCACGCACTTTTCGCCCGTTTTTGCGTATGTCAAGGCAGATTCACGGCTTGTGAAAACGCCCATGACGCTCCATCCGTTGTCGTCAAATCGGAAAATCACCCACAATTCGGCAGGCAAAAGACTACCCTCCTTCCCGTCTCACCTCAACTGTCAACCAGTGGTTGACAGTTGGCAATCACCGTTCCCCAGCCTTGCAAGAGCCGCGACCGTCACGGCTCAAGACCCCCGTCTACACCTGGCAGCGGGGACTCGCCCGCTTCATCCGTCTTCCCAGTCTCCATAGAGGAATGATAGAGCGTACAGGCCTGCCAGAAACGACAGAGCTGCAAAAATGGCCAGAGTTTTGATGATGTCGTCTTGGTAGAAAGCAAACATCAGGGCAGGTCCACGGTGTCATCGGATGGTTTCGCCGCCGCTGGGTTAGGTTCGAAGTCCGGAAACTTTGCGGGTTTGGCCTGCCGCAACTTTTCCATTCTCAGCTCGTGCGCCCGCTCCATGGATCGATGCGCAACCCAAATTCCGAGCATCGGCGGGATGATTTGAATCACGGCTTGCACGAGGCCCGTAGGAGGTTGATTCACCACCGCGACTATCCATGACGACAAGCCGAATGAAAGCACACCGAGCCGCTCGATTGGGTCCTCGGCAAGAAAATCGGCGATGGGGTCAAAATGATCGAAGTTCATTTTAGCTCTTCGCCCTCATCCATGAGCTTTGCCGCGATCTTTTGTGTCCTCAGGTAGCCCACGAGGCATGTTACCAAGGCTACGATCGTCGGCGCAAGAGGCCCCGTGTACCAGAGGTGCACCGAGTCACCGAGAGCCAGCAGCACAGCCAGCCCAAGGCCGCTGAACGAAGTCCATCCCGTACCGCGTGATAGTGCTCTCATAAACTCCTCGGCATTCAGGTATCCATGGATACTCTGATTACCGGAATTTACGACAGGACGCGACATTATCGGACGTTCTTTTTCATCATTCATCCGAAATACCCCCTCGGAAAGTAGCGTGGCTGTTGCTCTAAAGGACTTTCGACTTTGCCCATTGCCGCTTTGATCGCTTCCGTGTCCCGCTTGATTTCCGCGATGCGTTCGAACAGCTTGGGGTCCGTTACGGTGATCGTGACTCCGGGCTTTATGTTGCTCATGCGGATAGCACCTCCCGAACGTGGTTGAGGCCGCGTTTATGGTGATTTCGCACCGTGCCTTCGTTCATATCGAGAGCACGTCCGATGTCCTGCCATCCCGCGTCGGCTTCGTAGGTCATGCGGATCACCGCCGTTTGCATTTTGCTGCATCTTGCCAAGTACCAGGCCGGAATTGGGCGGACCCGTTTCGGCGTTCTGGCGGCTGGCTCAATCGTCAGGTCCGCAATCTTTCGCGTCTCATAGGCGACTTCTGGCCAGAATTCCCGCCGTGCTGCTTTGCAAGCCCACGCGGTGGACTCCCCTTGATGCATGGACTCGAGAGACACCGTTACGGCGATCGACATCAGGTCGTCAGCGTGCCGCCTGTATCTTGGGGCGATGATTGTGCGGCGAAAATACCGCATGACCGACGAAACACGGTTGCTCAATTCCGATCCTGAGGCGTGTGGGATGGTTTTCACGGGGACGGCTCCCCCGGAACCATGGCCAGCCCCGCCGCCGTCAGGAATGCAGCGAAAGACGCATCAGCAGGCGGTGTCGGCAAGTTGTGGTCGATCAAGGTCCCATCGGTTTCGAAACGTGCGGCAAACCAGCTCTCCGTTCCCAGCATGTAGCCGGATGTCATCATGGTTTGGGCAATGGCGGTTTCAAGGTGCTGAGACGCCCCCCACCAAACTCCGGTATAGCCTTGTTGCGCGTCCCAAGCCGCTGACGGGCCTCCCGCGATGGCCGATAGCTCCACCGAATGTTCGGTAATCAAGCCCGATAGGCCGGTCATCGTCGCCGCGATGGCTCGCGTGGCGTCAGGCACTGCCAAATGGACGAGGACGCGGATCATGGCGTCCCCCATTTGACTTTAAGATACTCATAGATTGACGTGATATCTGCGTCCGCAAGAGATCGAGC